CGATCAATACAGATTGCAGCAGCGTTCCCACGCCGGTGCATGGCGTCGTTGAATTCGTGCCGGCTGATTTTCGTGCGCTGTTTCCGCAGTTCACCGACCCGCCGACGACCGACGCGATGCTCGATATGTATTTCGCACTCGCGACGCTCATCCTCGACAACTCGTGCGGCTCGCTCGTGCAGGACGCCGCGCAACGCGAGCGACTGTTGAATCTACTGGTGGCGCACATCGCAACGCTGATGCCGCTTGCGACCGCGGGCGGTTCTGGCAGCGGCGCGTCGATTGTCGGGCCGATCACGAGCGCCACCGAGGGCACGGTGTCGATTTCGGCCGGCTGGCTGTCGAACGTGTCGCAGTCGATGGCGTGGTTTCTGCTGACCGCGTGGGGCCAGTTGTTCTGGCAGCTCACCGCGCCGTACCGGTCGTTTCGATACGTGCCCCCGCCGCAGTGCTGCGGGCCGGGCGGTAGGCTTGCCGGGCGGCGCGGCTACTGACATACGAGGTGAGACCATGAATGACGAAATCCGCGGCCCCGATCCGGTCGTGACCAACACCACGAAAGCGACCGTTGTAGGCTTCGCCAGCGGCGCGAGCGGCACCGGGCTGGCCGTTTGGCTGGCGACGGTCGTCGAGGCGCGCTACGGCGTGCCGGTGACGGTCACAGCGAGTGTTCTCGGCACTGGCTTCGCCTTCGTCACCCGATGGGCTGCGAAGCTGATTCCCAACGGTTAACATATTGCAAACGGTCTTGCCCGCATAGATTATGGCAATTCAGACAGTCACCGCGAGTCTATCCGGCGGCGAGCGCTTGACGCGCAAGCTAAAGGAAATCGCCCAAGCGCTCGGCGATGGCGATCTCGACGTGTCTGTCGGTTTCCAGAACGGCGCAACGTACCCCGAGAGTGAGGGCGGCTTGCCGGTGGCGCAGGTTGCATTCTGGAACAACTTCGGCACGCGTACTGCGCCGGCTCGGCCGTTCATCGGGAATTTCATCGAAGACCAGCAGCCGACGTGGGCGAAAAAACTCGGCGTTGCGTTACGCGTCACCGGCTATCGCACGAAGCCTGCACTCGAAATCCTCGGCGCTGACATGGCGGGTCACATGCGCGAATCTATTGTGCTGTTGACTGATCCACCGAACGCACCATACACCCTCGCGCACAAGAAAGGCAGCAAGCCTCTTGTCGATACGGGGTGGATGTTGAAAAACGTCACATGGGAAGTTAAGTCGAACTCGGTGACGCGATGATAAACGTGCGCGGCATAGCGAATGCGGCGATTCAGCCCGTCAACCCGAACATAAGCGCGCAGTACCGTGCGAGCATTGGTTACACCATCAGCGCCGCAGGCAAGCAGACGCCAGACTACGCGGCTGACGTACCGATCAGGATTCAGGCGCAGGCGGTGAAAGGTAAAGACCTCGAACACGTCAACAATCTGAACCTCGAAGCGATCTACAAAAACGTGCGCATGTGGGGTAACGCGCAAGGTGTCGAGCGTCCACGAGCGAAGGGCGGCGATTTACTTGTGTTCCCCAACGTGCCGGGCGAGACCGCGCAGACGTGGCTCGTCGTCGCTGTGCTCGAAACGTGGCCCGATTGGTGCAGCGTTATCGCCTGCATGCAGACCGATCCGGTGAGCCCATAGTGCCGCTCGTTGTCGCGCCCACGTTGCAGGATGTCTACACGCTGCTGCGCGCGTTTCTCGTTGGCGTTGTGCCTGCGGGCGTGCAGGTCGTGCAAGGCTTGAACAATCGCTCATCGACGCCGGCCCCGGTGCCCGGCTTCGTTGCGTTCACTGCGACGCTGATGAATCCGCATCGCACGCCTGTCGAGATGTGGGACCGTGACGATACTGACCCCGACTCGATAGAAATCGAACAAGGCTTGCTGTTGCGTGTTCAGCTCGACTGCTACGGTGCTGCATCGGCCGATTGGGCCGTGATGCTGGCTGCGTTGCTGCGAACCGAGTACGCCTGCCGAGCGCTCGCACCCGTTGCGCCCCTCTTTGCCGATAACCCGATGCAAGCTGCGCTCGTCAACAGCGAGGCGCAATACGAGGAACGGTGGATTGTAGGCGCTAACTTGCAATACAATCCCGTCGTTTCCACGCCGATGCAGTTCGCGGATACGGCCGAAGTCGCCCTCATCAACATAGACGAAAGGTTTCCACCATGAGCATTCCCGCCTCGCAGTTGGTGAACGTCATCCCGAGCGTGCTGTCGCCGGGCGGTAATCCGCTCTCGCTGAACGCCATCATGCTGACGGACAATGTTCGCGTTCCAGTCGGCACGGTGCAGGCGTTTGCAACGCTCGCCGATGTGCAAGCGTTCTTCGGCCCAACCTCGATTGAAGCGACGCTCGCTGCGAATTACTTCGCCGGTTTCGTGAACGCAACGTCGTTGCCGAGCACGCTCTATTTCGCGCAGTACAACGCCGCCGCGGTTGCTGCCTATCTTCGCTCGGGCAGCTTCGCAGGCACGACGCTTTCGCAGTTGCAAGGGCTGTCGGGTACGGTCATCGTCACTATCGACGGCGAGGTCGTGACCTCTGCGAACATCGATCTATCTACGGCGACCTCGTTTTCGAACGCAGCGGCGCTGATTCAGGCCGGCTTGCAGACGCCCGGCGGCATATTCACCGGTACAGGCATTATCGATAACGGTGCGGGTGCAGCCGGAAATACGTTGACCATTTCGGCAGTCACCTCGGGCGTGCTGCATCTTGGCGATGTGGTGACAGGCGGCGTGAACCCTGCCGCGATCACAGCGTTTCTCACCGGCACGGGCGGCATCGGTACGTACACCGTCGGCGGCGCTGCGCAGGATTTCAACCCCGGCGGCACGTTGCGCGTCAGCTCGAATGCAACCGTTACCTACGATGCGCAGTTGAATCGCTTCGTCATTCACTCGGGCGATACGGGTGACGATTCCACCATCGGCTATGCGACGGGCTCGCTCTCGACCGGTTTGAAACTGACGCTTGCAACAGGCGCGCAGCTCTCGCAGGGTGCGGACGCTGCAACGCCGGCCGAGTTCATGCCTGCGATTCCCACGATCACGCAGAATTGGGCGACGTTCATGACGGTGTTCGAGCCCGACATCGACGACAAGATCGCGTTTGCCGAATGGGTGCAGACCACAAACGAACGGTTTGCCTACGTGTGTTGGGATTCGGATGTTACCCCGACCGAGGGTGACGCACCGGCGTCGTTCGGCGCGCAGGCGGTTGCCGCCGCCTACGACGGCATATGGCCGCAGTACGAGCCGGCGACCGATGATGGCAACGGGCGCAAAGCTGCGTTCATCTGCGGCGCGGTCGCGTCGATCGATTTCGACCAACCGAACGGCCGGATTACGTTCGCTTACAAGGGGCAGGCCGGGCTCGTCGCCGACGTGGTTGACGCGTCAACGGCAAACAACCTCAAAGCGAACGGGTACAACTTTTACGGCGCATACGCGACGGCAAATGATCGTTTCGTGATGACGCAGCCGGGCTCGACGCCGGGCGCGTGGAACTGGTTCGATGCGTACATCAATCAGATATGGCTGAACAGCGAGTTGCAGCTTGCGCTGCTCGGGTTGCTGACGAGTATCAATTCGATTCCGTACAACTCGGAAGGCTACAATCTGCTGCGTGCGACATGCACCGATCCGATTCAACGGGCGTTGAGTAACGGTGTCATTCAGCCGGGTGTCACGCTCTCGAACTCGCAGCGTGCGCAGGTCAACACCGCGGCCGGCGTACCGATTGCCGACTCGTTGCAGAACAACGGGTATTACTTGCAGATTCTCGATGCCGCCCCCGAGGTTCGCGCGGTGCGCGGTTCGCCGCCTATGACGCTGTGGTACACCGACGGCGGCAGCATCCAGAATATCGAACTCGCGTCGATCAACGTTCAGTAATTCGGAGCACGCACCGTGTCTACTATCACAAGCGCTAATTGCAAGCTGACGTTCACGGTGCGAAGCCCCGCGGGCATCGTCGTCGGCCCGTTCACTGTTCAGGGTTACGCCAGCGACGACGCGTTCGCTGTCGAGGCTGTCGAGGCCGCTGTCGCCGTCATGGGCGTAGACGGCAAGATGTCGGCGGGTTGGGTGCCGCGTATCACGAAACAGCTCGTGCGGCTGCAAGCCGACTCCCCGAGCATCGCTTTGTTCGAGGCGTGGG